TGTTATCAACCGTAGTTGAAGGTGAGTGAGACGTATGCCTGATGTCTTAGTAGAAAGAAACCGATTTTGTTTCCCATGACTGTATTATAAGGCATTAAGCAGAGGATTCAACATTGGTTGTGCCACTTTATAAACTGTCATGGGGTCAGAGTATGTCATATCAATTCCACCTGTATAATTACGTTGGGTATGGACTGCTGCTAACTGAAATCCCAACTGGGGCCATGGTTTCTTAGGAGTATCTACACAATATATCTCTTTAATAGCAAAATTATGCTGTCTCATCTCTCTTATTCTTCTTTTTGTAGTATAATGATTGATAGTTGTTAGATATACTATATTATCAGCAATTTCCATACCATGTTCTAAGAACTTTTGCATCTTTGACCAAGGTGGATTAGTAATTATCCAATCAACTTTCTTATTATATGATAGAAAGTCTTTGCCTTCACCTAATTCACACCAATCCTTATTATCAGTAGGAAAGTTATCATAAAATGCACCAGTTCCCCTTGATGGATCTAATACTAACCCAGTAGGACTAAAACGCTCAATAATATCTACTGCTAACCAATCAGGAGTCATTACAATATCCTTCTCAGGAGTATTCTTTGGTGGGCAAAATGCTCTCATTTGTTGAATGTCCTCTTGCTAGATTTGATGGTGTAATTAATAGGCATCTTAGTATATTCTACACCAGATGCTATCATTTGGTCAATCTTAAATGAACATTGAACTCTTCTCTGACTCTTACTATCTACTTTAGGATGTATAACCATCAATGCATCTTTACATGCTATGTTATTCTTACGTCTTGTTCTTTCTTCCTTAGTTGATTGTTGTCCTTCCTTAGTTTTAGGGATTGATTTAACATATTGATCAAACTCTTTGACCTGTTCATATGTCATACTGCCCCATAATTTAGTATAATCTTCTGGTTTAATATTAAAAGTATATTCTGTATGGATTACTTTAGTATCACCATCTTGTCTCCATTGACCAACAACAATTGTATAATTATGTTCGATCATTCTTCTCAATATATCACCACAATCTACCTTATTACCATTAGTAACCTTAATACTATAATTTCTATCAACATATAATCCTTCAACTAAATCCATTGCTGATGTATATCCACCTTTACCTTTTAATGCATCATATTCTTTCTTACTCTTACCTGTAAGTCTCTTGATGACAAGATCCTCGTAATCATTACCATGAGATTGAACTTCCATAAGCAATTCATTTAATATACACATTATAATACCCTCCTACATCAAATGCAAGAGGGTATGTGCTAGTTGTTAAACTGTCCTAATCGTCGTACACTCTACACTCTAATGCGTCAGGATGGTTATCACAATAAATTTCTAGTTTCTTGTCATTATGTCTTTCGTGCCAATCATTGATCTTACCATCACCAGGATTTGATTCATTTTCATCATGGTCATGAAATGCGTCATTGTGCATTTCTAAATCTGCTTCACTGTATTCTAACATACCATGATTAACATGCTCTTTATGATCCTTTGGATCAAGATAAACTTCATGGTCTAGATCATGTTCTGGAACTGTAGTAGTCATAATAGTTGAGTAATATCTCATTGGATATTTATTTAATCAACACCTACGGTTTCTCGTAATGCGTTCATTCGCAGAAATATCCCTTCCAAACTATATTCTAATCGATAATTCTCTGTTGTCAAATAATATCCAATAATATCACTCCCATTATCAGTATATCCATATGCTTTAACTTTTTCTTCTGCACCATCAATCCTCAGTCTCTTTGATCCACTTAAGTAAGAATGGTATCGTTCGTCTAAATTAAGCATTGTTCCTGTAGAATGTGTTGATATTATAACATTATCTATAAAGAAATTAAGACTTCTTAATATTCTCTTTTTCTTTGCTCAATGCTTCGTAGCTATTTAATGTGATATCATCAACTATACCTGCTGGAGTGTATTCATAACCATATTCTTTCAAATAATCACCAAATACCTCATCTGGAACCTCACCATTCCAATATTGTGCTTCAGTGTACTTTTGATCTTTCATTTTGATCGCTCCTAACTGCTTGTTCAATAAAGGATTGAATCTCCTTAGTAGTTAGGTTATTTAGAAACTTCCAATTAGGATCTTTCTTATCCCAATCCATAGTATAAGAACCATCTTTATTTTGATTGATCTTCAATGAGTCGTTTGGCATCTTTTTTCTTTTGTTTTAGTTTTTTCTTGAGCATCTTTGCAAACCTTACATCTTCCTTAGTATATAATTCTGGATGTTCCTTTGCTCTCTTGATAATCAACTTTGCTGCTTTCTTGTCCTTCAACTTTGTCCTTTGTTCAGTATGAATAGGTATTTATTTCTCTGGGTATTTTACATCATATTCAATGACAATCTTCTTACTTGTTCTTCCATTGTGATCATATGTTGAAAGCATTTGTATATCTCCACCCAATTCATTAATAGTCATGTGATTAAATGCTGCCAATACTTCCTGTTCGTTTCTTTTAGTCATGTATTTAATGAATTCCTTGACATTATAAAACCCCTGACATAATATGTCAAGGGTTAAGGTTTACTATTTGATTTACTTTAAGGTGGATGCTGATATTTAATCATTTGTTTGTTAAAATTAAACGTTTACTCGTTTTAAATTAAAACCTCCTTACATATACGTTTACAAACATGTTGGTCGTCATCACAGTCAATTAGACACTCGTAGTATTCGTCGATTTTATCCTCATGTGGATCTTCCATATGTTTAGTTCCAGCAAGTTGATTAAATGAAATTAAGTTGTGCATAATTGCCTCCAAATTTAAACTACAATAACAAAAACCTTTAGTGCATCTTGTTCTCCTAATACTACCATTATTTATGCAAATTATGTTTGTATTTGCTGATACAATTTACAAAAATTTATGCCTAGTCTATCTTATAAGGACATAATAAAGATTCTGCTAATGATTTAGCAGATGAATTCTTCTCGCATAACTTGTTCATCCAAATTCTCTCTTGGAGAGTAACTTCAGGAGCATCAGTTGATATCATTCTACAACAAATGTCTGTTAGTTCCAGTCTATACTTAGTGCTTAACATTTTTTCTCCTTGGTACTTGGATTGTCCATGATGGTGATACTAGATCAACCATCTCAAACTGTTTCTTATTCTTTTCAATCTCATTCAACCATGCCTCACGTCCAGGTTCAGGTGCTATCTCACCATAATGAGGTAAATTTGGGTCATACTCATCAACCACTTCATAAACCATATGATCAGTCTGTTGAAAGAGTGAATCAAATGTCATTCTAATACGCAATTCACTTGCAACCTCATCAATTTGATCATCAGTCAATTTGAGTCCTAAGAAGTTTGCTCTTACATCAGCAAGTTCATTAAGATTGATTGTAATTATGTTGTCATTTGAAATACTCATTTGAGTTCCTCCTTAATAGCATACTCTTCCCACTCTTTTATATGTTCTGCTGACCAATCCTGCATGTAATGTGGACCTAATGCACCACGTAGTAAGTAAACACTAATACCATTGATTGCTTTCACTGGTTCACCCTCACGATAATTCCCTGCTGGTTTATATGGATTAGGTATTTGCCTAACATATTCTATAATACTATCTCTTATTTCTATTAACTCATGATAGCATTTTTGGTTATGAGAACAACCACGCAATTCATGGTCTGCTTTATACAATGATTCAAGAAAGAGTGAATGGGCTCTAGTCCACTTGTCCTCTTTAGTTTCCTTCTCTTGAATTGCGTTTTGATCTTTCATGCTTGCGTTCTGTGGCAATTTGGTTTTTTATGTAGGATACTGCTGATTCATAATTCCTAGCAACATGAGGAAACGTACCATTGTGAATGATCTGTAGTTTCGTCGTGCTGCCCAGTATAGGAACTGCTGCCCATGATCCATCCTTAGTTATATACCCTTCGGGTTGTCCCTTCTTAGGGTTTAGGATGCCTCTATTAGGACAATTATAGAACTTTCTATAATCAGAACTTGGCATTGACACTCACCACTCTAGCATTAGGATTACGTGCAAGTGCTACCTTACGTGCTTCATCATAGTTCTTTGCATGAACAGTCTCAGTAAAAACTGATCCAGCAACATAGAGTTTTACTTCACAAAGCATGATAATTTCCTTAATGAATGTATTATATCAGATCTAAGATACTGATAGGAGTCTCTTGTGACACTTCTTCACCTGGCACAGATGGAAGACGATCCTGTATCAAATTGCCGTATTCTTCATGTAGTTCACATCCTATGTAATCTCTACCTAGATCCTTTGCTACCATAGCAGTTGTGCCACTACCCATAAATGGATCTAATACTATATCACCCTCTTCTGATCCTGCTTTAATACATGGTTCAATAAGATCAGGTGGAAATGTTGCAAAGTGTGATCCTCTATATGGTTTGTTAGTTACACTCCATACACTACGTTTATTCTTTGTAGGATAAGATTTCGATAGACCAGAGTGTGGCTGTAACCCTGTACCTTTATTGTGATACTTACCGTTTGTCCTATCTCTTGTACCCCAATCCTTAGCAGGTTCCTTAATAGCTTCATTATCATAATAATACCTCTTGTTCTTACTTAATAGAAAAATGTATTCATGTGATTTAGTACACCTATCCCTCACACTCTCAGGCATTGGATTAGGTTTATGCCATATTATATCCTGTCTAAGATACCACCCATCTGCTCTTAATGCAAATGCTAACATCCAAGGGATACCAATTAGATCTTTCTCTTTAAGACCATCTAATTTGTTACCTCTCCTTGCACATTTATCTGGTAAGTCTTGTTTAGTATTTGATACAGTTTGTTTAACTAATGACTGACCTTTACCTGGTCGATAGTTATAGTAACTATCACCCATGTTTAACCACAATGTACCATCATCTGTGAGACACTCTCTAACCTCTCTAAACACCTCTACCATGCCTTGTATATACTCTTCAGGTGTATTCTCTTGTCCTATCTGATTCTCTTCATCACCATAGTTCCTGAGTCCGTAGTAAGGTGGAGATGTAACACATACCCTTGCCTTCTCATCGAACTCTTTAAGTGTCTCTCGACAATCACCAAATAGAATTAAATCTCTCATGCTTGATCCTCATATTCGTCTATTTCACCCTGCTTAAATACAAGATCAACAACTGCCTGTACTCTTCTTGCTGTGGATATACCCACCCTAGAATATACAGGTACACATATTAATCCATGTGTTTTGTCTTTGCCACCCTTACGGATCACTCTGCCTATTGTTTGAGAGATTCCAATATAATCCATAGATCTTAGAAACAAGACTGCCTCAAGTCCTTTGACATTGATACCTTCTGCTAATATACTATGGTGTAAGACAACAAACTTCTTATCAGGATCTTGACCCCATGCACTTAATACATTGAAGAACTCATCCCGACTTACTTTCTCATCATTGATAAATGCACCATGCTTAGAAGTAATCCACATATAATCATACCCTCTCCATGCTAATTCGTCAACAAACTTAGACTGTCCTATTAGTCTACTAATCTGTTTTGTTGCCTTTGCACATACAAGGATCTTCTTAGTCTTATGGTCATCAATGTTATCAATAATCTGCTTACAATCTACATCTGATGTTAGTTCATCTTTCTGTAGTATGTCACTCTTATACACCTTAACTTTAGGTGGTAGGATATAACCCTCATCCACTAACTTAGGTGCAGGAACATTACAAATAACCTGACCAAATATATCACCCTCATTCATACCCACTTTCATAGGTGTTAGACTATGCTTAGGTGTTGCAGTAAAGAAATAGCAACGTTCTGCATTTAATGAGTAATGCTCAACAAACTCAATGAAGTTCTTCTGAACAGAATTATGTGCCTCATCAAAGTATATTGTATCAACCTCAACATCTGCCTCTACTAATCTATGAAGTGAATGATATGTTGTGAAGATGATCTTATTACCCCAACAGAAATTCATCCACTTCTGAATCATATCTACTTTAGTTGTGCTAAAATGCTTTGTCTCACCACTGTGAACGTGCATTACTTGAATGTGGTGATATTTCTCTCTTATGACTTCCAGAAATTCAGATGATAATTGCTCTGCTAATAGGATGCGTGGAGCAACTACAACAATAGTCTTATGACCATCATCAAGTCTTCTTACAGCATCCTTGATAGCAATGAGAGTCTTACCACCACCAGTAGGCACAATGATCTGTCCCTTGGAGTGTCTCTCCATCGCTTCATAAGCACTCAGTTGGTGGGGACGTAGTTGCATCAATGTTCCATTAATATGAATATATTATAGCATAAAAAACCCCCTTGC